TATGGATGAAATAAGAGAAGATATTAAAAACAACTGGAGTTTATTTAAAACTTGTGGGCTGACTACAATAGAATTAGGTACTGATTCTTGGATACATGCAGATTGCAGGCAGACTAATTCAGATGAATTATATGAAGTACCATTTTTTAAAAAATAGAATATTATGACTACTACAACATTAAATAGGCTTACATATAATTTGATGGAGCTGAGACGAAATGAGATTAAAACTACTGATGCATTACCTGTTAAGCAGGTAAAGGATTGGATTCAGTCAACGAGGGCCAAACTTTTAACTCAAAAGTTTAATAAACCATTCTCTACTATTGACAATCACTTTGTACAACAGTATAGTAATAATGGTACAGCTATACAGATGGAAAAAGTATTAGCTAATAATGCTTCTGTTGATGTATTTAATTATGTATACAGAACAAAAATTGAAATACCACATACTATTGAACGTAAGGGTGGTGTAGGAACATTTACTAGAATAGGTCCTGCTGATAAAACTAAAACAAAATTTAATGTAGTTAGCTATGATAGAGCATTAGTAAGTGGTAATGGTTATTTTAATCGAAATTTTATATATGCATATGTAGTAGGTGACTATATTTATTTAACAAGTAAGTCTGGTATACATTTTACAATAAAACATATAGATGTTTATGGAGTATTCCAAGATCCAATAGCGGCTGCTGTTGGACATGATAGTACTTGGACGCATGATGATGATTATCCGGTTAATCAATCTATGATTGACCAAATGCATAATCTGATAATTCAGGAAAAATTTAAATTAGTTTTAACACCTGCTGGAGATATTACAGATGACCAAGAAGAAAATGTTAAAAGTGCTGTTCAAGCACAGGAAAGGAAAAGCTAAGTGTTATTTTTTAAAAGGGGACAGCGTAAGAATATAGCAGATTTTAAAACCAAAGATATATTTAAATATTATAAAGAGAAGTATAAGGAAAAGGCCTTAACACAGGGGCAAGTAAGGAAAATTTGGAAAACATTTTATCCAGAAATTATTAAGTATATGATATTTAATAATTATGAGTATTTACTTCCACATCATTTAGGTTCATTTAGAATTAAGAAAAAGAAGATAGAGCCTAAAATTGACAAAAATGGTAACTTAGATGTCGGTAAATTGTCAGTAGATTATAGAGCAACTAAAAGACTTTGGGAAGAAAGATATCCTGGTAAGACTGCAGAAGAATTAAAGATGATAAAAGATAAACCTTTGGTTAGAGAATTGAATGAACATACAAATGGATATAGATGCTTTTGGTATTGGGATAAAATAACTTGCAATGTACTTAATCAGTCTGCATATGTACTAGAAATGACTAGAACTAACAAGCAACTGTTAAGTAAGGCAGTAAGTACAAACGATTTAGAATTTTATGAATAAAATGATAACACATGGCTTTAAATGGAAAGAATGTTCAAATAGATAACATCTTAGAAAGAATTTATAGAGATTACGGTTTGCAAGATATTTACCCCGATGAAGTTGTTGAATGGATTTGGGATGTTGTTTCTTTCATAGGTACTCCATATGCAATAGAGGATGCTGAACCTGCTAAAATAGAAATAGTAAATTATAGGGGAGTACTTCCTTACAATTTATATTCAGTAGTACAAGTAAGGGAATACACTACTGGACGAGCAATGCGAGAAATGACTGATACATTTTTCAGGTCTCAAAATAGTATATTTAATGAAGGTACGGATGTAGAACAAGATTTAGATCCTGCTACAGAAGAAACTTTTTATACTACTGTGGGTCCTTCTACTAATCCTGATTACTTTACTTTTAAAGTACAAGGTAATTATATTTTTACTGGTATAGATAATGGTGATATAGAAATGGCATACAAGAAATTTCCAGTAGATGAAAATACATTATTACCACTAATTCCTGAAAATGCAAAATATATCAGAGCAGTAGTAGATTATATTGCAGAGAAAAAAGCCTTTAAATTAATGTTACAAGATTTGCTTTCTGAAAGGAAGTATGACAGAATAGCACAAAAGTATTTATTCTCTGTAGGTGCTGCACAATCAGAGTGTATTTTACCAGATGTCTCTAGAATGGAGACACTAATTAACCGAATGAAATCTCCTTTACCTTATCATAGACATTTTGATACAGGTTTTAAACATTTAGGATCGAGAAACTATTAAGATTTAAATTATGCCTACACAACAATTTGTTAACTCCTACAAGGACGGGATGAATAAAGATATTTCACCAAACAATTATCCTGGTACTTATTATTTCGATTCTGAGAATCTTAGGATAATAACTTCAGATAGTGATGGTACTACTGGAGCACAAACAAACTTTGTAGGTAATGACGTTTCATTTACTATTCCTAATAGTGGAACTTTATTAGGTTATACTACATTAAGAGACTATTTAATAATCTTTGTTACTACTGAAGAGATTGTTCCTGACAGGATTTATAGAATTCCTTTTTCTGCATTAAAAACTGCAGGAGATTTAATACTTACTAATAACTATTATTGGGCCGATGGAGCAGATACTGATGTTGATACTCTTGTTTATAAAGCTGATTTAGGTTTTAGTACTGACCATCCTATCCAAGCTATTTCTAATTATGAAAGCTCCACTATTCAAAAAATATATTGGGTTGATGGAGATAATGCATTTAGACATTTAAATATTGTTTATGATTCTGATATTAATCCTTTAGATATATTAGACTCCGAATTACTAGAATTAGTTCCCGAAAACGATTATGGTAGTTTTAGTTTATCTCTCCAAAAAGGTGGGCGACTAAAGTCAAGCAAGATACAGTATGCTTATCAATTATATGCTGTTAATGGTACTGAAACAATGTTTTCTCCGGCAAGTGGTATGATAAATATTACTTCTTCACCTGTATCTTCATCTTCTTCATATGACTACAAAGGAAGTGCATTAGAAGACTTTGCTAATAAGTCAGTAGCAATAACAATAACTTTACCAGATTCTACACAAGATAAATTTAATAGACTTAGACTAGTTGCTTTAGATTATGAAGCATACAGTACTACTCCTACTGTTAGAATTATTTCGGAGATTACAGTAGGAGGTACTACAATTAATGTTACTGATATAGGAACCTCTATAGGAAGTATAACATTAAAGGAATTTAGGTTTATACAAAATGAAATTATTTCTAAAACATTAGATTCATATAAAAACTTTTGCTTTCCGGGAAATATTACACAGAATTATTTTGATATAGATACTGCTTATACAAGTTGTGAAGGAGTTACTGATACTTTTCTAGATACTAGGTCATACAGATTTAGAAAGGTTGATGAGACGGGTGACCAAAATGTTTATACTATGAAAGCTCATTATGAAGAAGATGGTGATCCAGATACAGGATTAATTTATTTACATTGTAGTACTGATTATTGGGAAATACATATTAAAACAGATATTAAAGATGATCTTGATGTTGGGCAGGTGTGGGGAGGATTTAGTCGGGTTGAAGGTGAAGAGGTCCCCAGAAGAATTTCATATATTACTATTACAGGTGAAGGAGAAAATATACGTCTTAACTTAGATGATACATATACTAATACTTTTATAGATGCCGGAACTGATTATGTAAAAATCACTGGAACTAGATATGTAGTTGGATATGAACCATCAACTAGTATTTTCGAAAGTCCGGTAACAGGTGATTATGATTGGTATGTAAAAGTTTTTTATTGGTACACTATAACAGATTCTGGAGAAATAGTATACAAATGTTATGTAAACAGACAAGATTCACAGGTATTAGAAGTTACTGCTCCTGATTTTGATGAACCATCCGAGATACATGATTGTATAAATACTTTTAACCGGATAGATAATGATTTTAGTGATGAAGACGAATTTATTTATAAGTCAGATGGCTCTAAATTAGGAGGTAGTGGCAAATTTATAGACTTTGAATTTGATACTTCCAAAACAGTTGATTTAGGTGATGAAACTACTGATGTAAATAGTTCTGTATTTATTAAAAATACTAGTCCATATGACAGTTATCAGGATGATGAATATGTAATTGATTATGTAGGATATCAAAGAGATGAAGTATATAGGTGGGCTACTGTTTGGTTTGATTTACAAGGTAGACCTTCTTATGCTAAATGGGTAGCTGATATTCGTTGCCCAAGAATAGAAGAAAGTAATCCATTTGAAAGTAAATTAACTGGAAATATATTAGCCGTTAAATTTACTATTAAATGGTCTGATTTACCATCAGAATTTAGAGCAAAGATTTCTGGAGTACAATTTGTTAGAGCAGATAGAACAGATTTCGATAAAACTATTAAGGCATCTGGTATTATAACCGGTACTTGTGTACCAAATCATAATAATGATTCTGATTACTGTTATTCAACTAACACTTTAATGTCTGTAAATGATTATAATACACCTGTACTTCGTACTGCACCGGAGGCACAGGCGGAAAGTCAAGGACCTAGTAACCTTCTAGTAGATTTTATTTCTCCTGAAATTGCTTTTAATAAAGGTGTAACACTTAATAACAACGACAGCTTTATGCAGTTGCATAGTTATGGTAAGTGGGGGCGTACAAATGATACTGAATTTCATCATACTATTACAAATGAAGGAGCCGGGGTACAAGAATATACTGGGGATAATAAAAGTCAAATTTCCCAGTTAAGGCAAACTATATATGATTATTTTATTTCACTGCCCGAACAAGAAACTGCTCCTGTACATATTATTTCAGAAGATGGTGGAACATTAAATTATAAAAGTAGGATAAGTAATACAGATGGCGATTCTAATGATCATATAAGAACGTATAAAGGTACTTCCTTAATTGCTAGAATAACTAACAAGTTTACTAATACTACATCAGATGGTGCAGGTAATAATATGTTATTAGGTTACTGTCGGACAGATTTAGGTTATAGTATTTACGGAGGTAATACTTATAACAATAGATCATATACTGAATATATTCCTGCAAGTAAATTTATAGCAACAGATTCTTCGGATACTGATTATATAGTATATGGTGGAGATACTTATTTATGTATGTTTACTTATTTACGGGCAGGCTGGGACAAAAATATTCTAGGTGGTACTGCAGATGAAGATGGTATGTATGAAACTTATTATACATTTCCTGTAGAAAGTGCTATTAATATAAACTGTAGGTCTGATATCATAGAGAATTTTATGAATTTAGAAGAAGCAGGATCTGGTCTTGATCCAGAAGATGACTATGAATATAAATTAGCTGAATTTGCTACAACTGGTATTGGTATGTTTCCTAACGACTATCCTGAGGATATAGGAAATTTATATACATATAATTCTGTTTATTCTGCTTCAGATAAGTCAAAAGCATTTTTTGCTAAACCATTTGACTATTCTAATCAAAAAGTATTTGATACAAGAATTACATCGAGTGCTCAAAAAATAGTTAATGAATATTCAGACAGTTGGACTAAATTTAGGTTTAATAACTATATTGATTTAGAGGGTGAGCAAGGATCGCTGACTAAGGTTGTTAGTCAGCATAATAAATTGTTTGCTGTTCAAGAACGTGGTATAGCTGTTTTACCAATTCAAGAGAGGGAGGTAATACAATCTAATAATACAACAGAATTAGTTGTAGGAAGTGGAGGAGTATTAGAAAGGTTTGATTATTTAACTAAATCTGCTGGTACTACATTACAAGATGCAATTATTTCTACAGATAATGGAATTTACTTTTATGATGATAACCATACAATTTTATATCGTTTAGGAGAAACATTAGAACCTCTTTCTGATATTAAAGGAATGAAATCACTTATGAATGCTACTAATCCTTCGGATATGATTTTAGGATATGATAAAAGCAATAGAGAGGTTTTATTTAGTAGTGATGACTTTATGAGAACTTTAGTATATAATGGTTATAAAGGTTATTTTACAGGACATTATCCTTTTCATGATAGTGCAACACATTATGTAAGTAAATATATTATGTTTGATAAATATATGTTGTCTTCAATAGATGATAATAAATTTTATTTACATAATACTGGAGAATATGGAAAATTCTATGATGTAGTACATGAGTCTAGTCTAACATTGATTACTAATCCACAAGGTAGTCAAAAAGTTTCTTCTATGTTTATAGTGGAATGGCTCACTGATTTGTATAATGGAGTTACAGAAATTAAACGAACTTTTGATTCATTGCAGATGTGGAATACTTATCAAGATACCGGTATTTTACCTTTAACTTATTATGATGAAGATGAATTAACTGGTACGGCTACAGGTTTTACTGGTGCCCCCGAACTTAATGATTCTACACAAAACTGGACAGCAGATGAACATATTGGACGTACTTTAAAAAATTTAAGTGACAGATCCTCCACTACTGTAACAGATAATACTAATACTAATCTTACAGGTACTTTAACTGGAGGTACTAATAATTTCTGGACCACAGGAGATATGTACGAAATAGTCTATGATGAAAGTATATTAACAAGAAGGTTAAGAAAATGGCGTTATAATTTACTTAGGGATTCAGAGGATGAAGGAAGAATAAGAGATAGTTATGTTAAGACTAAGTTTATTTATGATAATACAAATAATTATAAATTTACTATACATGACATAATAACTCATTGGCTGCCCACAAAAGTATAATATATAAAGTTTAATAGATTCTTAGATAGAATTCGATAGATTTTTTATACTATTATATTTGGTAGTTTAAATTAAATATATTAAATTTGCAATTATGAAAGTAATTTGTGATTATTGTGGCAAAGAATTTGATTGGCAGTATGCTTGGTACAAAAGAGCTAAAACACATTGTTGCAGTAGAGTATGTAGTGATAAATTAAAAATATCAAATCATACTAAAAAATGTAAGTATTGTGGAAAAGAATATCATAGTGAGTCTCATCAAAAAGATTCTATATATTGTTCAAGACAATGTAAGTCAATGGATTCTAGGAAGCAGGTAAAGTTATATTGTAACACTTGTGGAAAAGAGTATTTTGTTAATAATTATAGAAAAGATATATCAAGGTTTTGTTCAAGAAAGTGTTTAAATGTTTATACTGGACATCTTGCTTCTCTAAGGGTTGGAGAAAAAAATCCAAGTTATAAAGGATTTAAAGATCAAAAACGTAGTGATAAAAGTAAATTAAAGTCGTGGGCTAATGTTATAAAGAGAAGAGATAAAGTATGTGTTTTATGTGGTTCTAATAATAATCTACAATCACATCATATTAAATCATATGCAGAATACCCTGAGTTAAGATTTGATTTTTCTAATGGTATTTTACTGTGTGGTAAATGTCATGCTTTACAGCATGTTAATGATAAAATTTCTGTAAAACAATTAATATTAAGTTAATATGGTTAAAAAAAAGGACTCTCGCTGGATTCAGAAAGCAACAGCATCCATAAAAAAAAGAAAAACCGCCGGAAAGTGTACTCCTATTACTAAACCTGGATGTACCGGTCGTGCTAAGGCATTAGCCTTAACCTTCAAGAAAATTGCTAGAAATCGCAAAAAAGAAGATGGCGGTTTTCTAATGGACGAATTTAACAATCTTCCTGAATATGGTAATGGTGATTATTTACCTCAACGAATACCATCTCTAGGATTAGATACTTCTATGGATACTACTAGTTTAGCAGATACAACCGGCGTACAAGCAAAAAATGAACTTTTATCTAAAAATGCCGGAGCTGGTTTGTCAGCAGTACCGTGGGCGTCTATAGGTAATACGGCTGCAGACCTGGCATCACCATTTTTTACTCCTGATGAAATAAATTCTAAAGACTATGAAGTAGATATTAATGAAGGTGCTGCTGCTGGTAAAGGTGCTTTAAAGGGTGCGGGTACTGGTGCAGCTATAGGTTCTGTTATACCTGGGATAGGTACGGCCGTTGGAGCAGGAGTAGGAGCCTTAGTAGGTGGTGTTGGTAGTTTTTTTGGTGCTAAAAAGAAAGAGAATGTTATGTCGGAGGAAATGGAAGAAAAATTTACTACTGATGTTGCAAATAAAAATAGAGGTAATAGATTAACTAGTTTACAACCACAACCTTCTTATATGCCGGTTGCTGCTAAAGGTGGATTTATTTCTTACAAAGGACAGTCACATGATGGTGATCGGGGTGGTATTCCTGTAGATCAACAAGGTAATCCTACATTTATAACAAATTCAGAACCAGTTGCATTAACTGAAGATGGAGAGGTAACATGGTTTTCTCCTGATGAAGGAGCTTATGTATTTTCTGATAAATTAGGATTTGCTAAACCAGCACAAAAGCTTGTTGATAAATATAAGTTAGATGAAAAGAATATTGATGATCCTTATATGCAAACTGCAGTAGATAAACAATTCGAAAATTTAAAAGTTAGTCAAGAGAATAAAAGAATGCAATCTAAAAAACGTAAAACTGTTCCTATTAAACAAGATGGTGGAGATTTAATAAAATTACAATATGGTACTGATGAAGAAGGTATTCCTGGGATTAGAAATATTAATTCTAATTATATACCACAATATACGGATTCCTTACAAGGAACTAATGCTCCTACAGGACAAATATCTAGTTATATGCCTTCTTTAATGGGATATGATCCACAAAATCTTACTGCTGCTAATTATACTGATTTAAATCCATCTCTATCTAGATTTGGTAAACAATATTTAGAAACTCCTTCTGGGGCCGAGGGTCGAAGAAGTTATTCTGATTGGCAGGATGAAGTTAGTTATAATAAAGGAGCTGGATATACAGCAGTTGATTATGATACAGGGCAACGTATGAATTTAGCAGATAATATAGATCAATCTGGTAGGTCTCCATTATTAAGAGGTGCTACTGATGCTATGCCTGGGCGTATACATGAGAGTATAGCTCCCGCAAGAATAGAGGGTGCTCGTGGTGGGCAAGTAAAAGATATTTATAGTATGGCTATTGATTCTAGTGGTAAACTTAATCCTTTGTATGATAATGCAGAACCAAGTACTGCTTTACATAAAATGCAAAACCCAGCAGATTATACTGTAGCAATGTCTAATACTCCCGGTGAAGAAGGAAATTATAATCCTATGCTTAGTCCTTTAGGACATGGTTTATCAGCAATAGGAAGTATAGCTGATTATTATGCTATGAAAAAAGCTAAGCCAGAGGAATTATCACTACCAAGAGTAGGTGCAGAAAGAGTTAGTTATGCAAGACAACGTTTAGCTAATAGGCAAAGAGCAAATGAAGCAAGGGCATTAGGAACAAGAACTGCACGTAATATGGGTCTTAGTGGTGCTACTGCTGCTGCTAATATAGGTGCTACAGGTTTAAATGTTAATCAGCAATTGGGACAACAAAACATCTTGAGTTATGAGAATGAAGCTAATAAAAATGCAATGCTTAGACAACAAGCAGGTATGACTAATGCTCAAATAGCTATGCAAGAAGGCCTCTACAATAATAGATTACAAAATGCCTATAGAGCACAAATGGCACAAATGAATCCATTTGGTCAGTTAGCACGTACAGGAGCTGGTTATTTTAAAGATAATGCGGCTTATCAACGTGGATGGGATACTTTACAAATGCTTAGTCCAAATGCAGAAATCTCACAAGAACCAGGAACTAATTGGTTAGATAAAGTATTAGGAGAAACACGTTCCGTGAATTTTAGAGGAGAACCTTTAAAGTATACAACAAAATAAATAGATAGTTATGGCAATTAGTAATACAGGATATAGAGATGCAAATGCTTATTATGGCGGACGGTATAATCCAATGAATATTTATGGTCAAGGTAGACAGAATTCTGAAGTTATATCTATGTATAATCCACAGGCAGAGTCTCAATTCTTACAGGCAACTGCTGCAGCACAAGAGAGGTTTGATAAAGCTTCATTAGCTGCTTCACAATCTTTGGCTACTATTGGAGGTCTTGATACATATGATGCTCCTGAATTACAAAAAAGACTTAAATCTACACAAGATAAAATTAATAAACTGGTTCAAGATAAGTATAGTGGAGACTATGGAGCTGCTTCTAATGAAATAGTAAATATTATTGGTGCGGAAAGAGCACATCCCTTTTATAAATTTAATAAACAAAAACTTGAGGCTAATAAAGCATTTGAGGAACAAAAACAAAAGTTAGGTGCTAATTTTATGTCTACTAGTAATCCAAGAGATATAAGTTTTAAAGACTGGCAAAGTGGTAAGAGTTTTGATTATACTGCAATTAATAGAGCTGACATTGTAAATAATAGTGCTGCTATGTTTAAATCTATAGCTAATGAATTACGAAGTAATCCAGAATTTCGAAGTACAACAAATGGCAAATTTTTAGAAAGAGTTTTACAATATGGATTTAAAGATACAGCAGAAGCTAGAAGATATCTAACAGAGGATCCTATAGGTCGAAATATGGTTAAAGACCTAAAGGCATCAATGCCTGCTTTAGCTGAACTAGATCAAGATGCAGTAATGGATGCTATTATGCAAGGTTCTTATGCTGGTATAGGACAAAGTAGATTTGAAACAAGGGTTGATCCTGATTATTTAAATCCTGCACAACAATTAAATTATCAAATAGCATTAGATAAATTAAAGGGAGGTACAGGTAATAATATTATACCTGCTACAGGATTGGTTAAATTACAAGAAAAATTAGCAGATACTCAAATGGCTGCTGATATGAAGTCAAAGCTTTTTACAGATATATTTGCCAAAGGTGTATCTGGAATAACTTCATATGAAGATATTAAGGCCAAATATAATAAAGCAAAACGACATGAAAAACGATCAGGTGGTGTACCTATAAGTGTATCTCCAGGAGTTTCTATTGGTGAAAGAGTAAAAGGTGTACAATTAACTGAAGAAGAAAAAAATGTTATTAGTGCATATGAAACAATAGAACAAAAATTTAATGAATTAGTAAGTGATCCTGAAAGTCATGATTATGCATTACAAACTTTTAATTTAACACCATTAGCTGCTTATACTGGTAAAGGCCAAAGGGAAATAAAGGAATTAGTTACAACTTTAAATACAGAAATTGGTAATATATTAGATTCAGAAAAAGTACAAGGGGTTGGTTCTAAAAGTAAAGGGATTCTCAAGGACTATAATATTAATTCACGTATTACTAATATTACTGCTGTAGATACAGAAGAGGGTCCTAAATATATATTAAATTTAACTGCAGAAAATAAAGCTAAAGAAAGAAAAGAACTTCAAATTGAAATAAATGATAAAGATATTAATAAATTAGTATCAAGAAATTTATTAGGTATTAGCAAAGAAATGGGGGGTACTTCTTTTTCACAGTTTTATAATTACTATTGGCCTGCTAAATAATAATTTTAACTTATGGGATTAAATAAAAATACCAAAGGATTAATTAATGCAAGAGAAAAATTATTTAGTCCTTCATTAGACGATGAAATTAATCAATTATTAACTTCTATGTATTCTGGTAAGACGGCCACTCCGGCCGGCGACCCTTCCTCTCTTTATATTCCTATTCCACAAGAACAACGTAATTTGGAAAGGTATGTAGGCCAAACTTACGATCCTACTATGCCTGGATTAGAAGATTATATTGCTTCTCAGCAAACAGCCTTTAATCGCTGGGCCGGTTTTGTACCTAAAGTAGGTATTAAAATAGCATCTGAACTAGCACAAATACCTGGTTATGTAGGTGGTCTTGCTGATTGGGCTACTACTGGTTTTAAGCCAGAGGAAATTGGTCGTATGGTTGATAATGCTTGGCTTCAAGGTGTTCAAGAAATTGAACAAAAAACTAAAGATAAAGCCTTTCCAGTTTATATTCCTGATTCAGTAAAAAATGGTAATTTATGGGACAATATTACTTCTGCCTCTTTTTGGACAACAGAAGGTGCAGATGCAATAGGGTTTCTAGTTGCTATGATGGCACCGGGTCAATTTGTAAAAGCTGCTGGTGTTGGAGCTAAAGCAGCTAAAATATTCAGTAAAGGTGCTAAATTTGCAGGTCAATTTGATTCTGTTACTGCTACTATAGTTAATACTTTATATGAATCTGTTTCTGAGGGGGGTGAAACATATAGAGATGTATTAAAGCAAACAGGAAGTAAGGAAAAAGCGGGTGAAGCTGCAGCAGATGTTGTACAAAAAAATATGCTTATATTGTTAGGTCCAAATGCTGTTCAACAAGCATTATTATTTAATGGCTTTAAACGAGGTAAACAAATTGCTAGTGCAGCGGGCAGAGCAACAACTGAAAGAACACTTGGAAGAATGCTAGATCCTAAAACTAGGGCTATTCTGGCCGAAGTTGCTCCCAAATCTAAATGGGCTAAAACAGCTATTATAGGCAAAAAAGCTATTACAGGTATGGTATCCGAAGGGTTCTTTGAAGAAGGTCTTCAGTTTGCTACTAGTGAAGCCGCCAAGGAAAAAATAACTTCTGGTGAAGAATATGGATTCTTTGATGATATTTGGAATGTACTAGAAACCTATGCAGATCATATTAGTGATACCGAAATGCAGAAAAATATTTTCTTAGGTGCATTTTTAGGTACAACTATGGGTGTTGTAGGTGGTGCAAGAGCTAATGTACAAGAAGAACGTTTATTAAAAGGACAAGAAGCTAAAAAACCTAGTGCATTTGGTAAGTTTTTGGGGCAACAAGAACGTGAGAAAACCGTAGGATTACATGAATTACTTAAACGTAATTATATTAATCGTACTACAACTATGGCCGATCTTGCACAAACTGAAGTTAATGAAGCAGGTGAAACAGTTCCTGTTATTGACAAGGAGACAGGTAAATATAAACTTGATCCTCAAAAGATAGCAGAAGGCGGAATATCTGCTGTTGAAACCATGATTGAACGTAAACAGTTGTCAGACTTCGCTGAAAATAATGATGAAGAAAACTTCAGGTTACTTAAAAATAAAATGGACTTTGAATATATGCTTCCATTCCTTGCACAAGAAGGAGGATTGGATTTATTAAAGTCTCATATAGAAAATCTAGCAGAAAAAGATGCTGAAACAGCTAAGGATAATGGCTTCTTATTACAAGATGGGGTAGAAATTAAAAGAGACTTATTAGAAAAGGCAGATGAATTTCAAAAAATTTATAATAAGATTACTGATACACACGAAACTAGTTTAAAAGTTAAACCTGCTAAAGAAGATCGTGCTGAATTTCAAAATTTTAGTAAGAAGATTTTAGATGCTAGACTAGCTAATGCTATTAGGCAATCACATTTTAGTTTAAGAATTAATAAATTAGCCGATGAATTAGAATCTTTTAAATCAGGTGAGATTAGTGTTCCTATTAGTTCATCAGAAAAAAATACTACAGATAAATATGTAGAAGAATTAAAGGCTTCATTAAAAGAAAATACTAGCGATTTAACTAAAGCAGATGTTCATAGCATCAATAAAAAAATTAATGCTATTGAAAGATTGGTTAAAGCATACAAAGCATCTAAAGAGGTTACTGACAAAAATTTATATAATAATACTTATTTAAAAGGTGCTTGGTCTAAATGGTTAGTAAGGAAAAAAGAATATGATAAAAAATTAGAAGATGCAGCAAAAGATGAGGATCCTAATGCAGCACAACTTACTCCTGAATTAAAAAAATTATATGATGAATCTACTTTAGATGAAGAATTATCTGTTGGTGGTGTTCCTTATAAAGCTACACATAAATCTAGACTTGGTATTACTATTACTAATGATGAAGGTAAGAAGGAACAACTTGAATTTACTGTTGAAAGGGCTACAAATACAGGTAATTTACAACTAAGGCAAGGTAATAATGTAAGTAACTATCTTAATCAAGATGGTACTCTATTTACTAATAATAAGTCTTATAAAGCTACTATAGCGGATGTAGAAGTAATTCAATCCGCAGAAGAGGTACGTGATGAAAGACGTTATAAAGCTATGTTAGCAAGTCTGGAACAAGGTATTAATACTTTCAGGAATAGTATTAAAAGAATAGATGAGCGTATTGAAAACTCTGTAGAATATATACAAGATTTATTAAATAGAGCACAAGACTTAGAACAAAAAGAACTTAATAGTTTATTATTATATAACTCAGCTTTAACTAAAAAAGGTAAAGCACGAAAACAATCTGTATTACTTGCTAGAAAAGCTGGTAAAGATATCAGACAGAAGTATCTTACTGCTAAGGAAATTCAGGAT